TGGATGTCGATGGTAATCCCATCGCCCACTGTTCTAAAGACTTTTTGCCGGACTTGTCCCAGAAATCCTCTGACAAAACGAAAGATTTTATAGATGATTTTCTCGAATGCAAAGGAAAGGAAACTAAAATTAGTGATACTATTTCAGAAACTTTTGAAGATGCTTGTGATGCGATTGACTCTGCTGCTGACTTTTTCTTGAAACCTATCAAGGAAAAGGTAGCACCAGTTGTTGACCACGCGCAAAGAATTTATGACGAAGCAATGAATAGTACACTAGTTAGAAATTTCTCAACTTTTGTTGAAAATAGTAAGAAAAAGCTGAAGGAAACCACCAATGTTTTGTCTGGTTGGCTTTATTCGTTCTTCACCTCCAAGCAGTGGTACGGTCTACTATCAGTAGGCGGTATCGCTCTTGCAGGGTGGGGAATGAGTAGAGTCTTCGGACAATACTTTGGTGCAAAACGCTGTTCTTACTTTGCATCACCGACCTTGGACCAACTTCGATCGACGACCTGTGAATGTGAAACGTGTGACCAACTACTTTCAGATCATGATGTTGGGACATATCAGTATGCTGTTGATGTCTTGCTTTATATGCTATCAAAGGAGGAAAAAGATAAAACTCTTCACCTTAATTGGTTGAAAGAAGCTATATCTAAATCTTCTCCCGAGGTAGTACGTAAAGCAAGCTCACAACATGCTGAATTGTCTCAGTATTTTTCTGAAAGTAGGGAAGCACATGTTCGTAGCCCAAAACATAAGTTTATGTCTGAATCGCGTGAATCTAATATAAAAGTGAATCCTTTTAAGTTGCGTCCCGAGTCTTTGCCTTGTAATGTTATCGATATCAAAGGTAGCGTTATAAAGGCACAGTCCTCGGACCTTGTTCAGCTGGAACAATGGGAAAGCACAACTTTAAAGAATTCAGTTTTATTGACAGATTCAGAAGGAGGAAGAGTAAATGGAGTGTTTCTAAGAGGTACTCAACTCTTAGTTCCAAACCATTTCATCCTCCAAGTACGCGCGAAGAACCATAAATTTTATGTTAAAGCTATGAATATTTCAACACCACAAGAATTTCTTTTATCACGTTGTCATTATGTGCAATGTAAGGATTTACAAGGTCTAGCAGTAGATCTCGGAATTCTTACATTGCCTAATACAACGCCGCAAAGACCCTGCATTTTGTCAAAATTTGCAACAGGAAATCAATTAGCCCTGGCGCCGGATTGCTCCGCAGTTATCAGTGGTGTTCGTAAATTGGGGGATACACCCTCTATATTTACTCATCACACTGATAAGTTCGAAGTAATCTCGCGTTCTATTGAATATGGTAGTAATCGTGGAACCTGTAGAATAAACAGTGCTCTGAAGTATGATGTCGACACTAAAGCTGGTGATTGCGGTTGTTTGGTTTATACCAAGAATACTGCAATTGCTGGAAAAATAATCGGCTATCATTTAGCGGGACACAATGGAATGGGGCTTGCAATGCCTATCTCCCGTGAGTTTCTTGAAAGAAATTTGCAGGAGGCAGAAGCATTGCCTCGCCAGACCACTGACGCCCGTGTACCCTTCACAGCACAGTCTAAGCTATCGGAAATTAGATTAGAGAATTCCCTACCTGCCAAAACACTTGCCTTAGCGGGCAACTGTCTGGCACTGGGTGTTCTCCCTAAAACCCACGTTCCTAGCAAAACTCAAATAGAACCTTCATTAGTAGCGGGAACCCTTCAGGAACCCACTATGAAGCCGGCTCACTTGAAACCTGTCAAGGTTAACG